CTATCCATCCTCATTCACGGCGCCAGCAAGGTCGGCAAGTCGACTCTGACGTCGACGGCGCCGCCACCCATCCTCGTCATTGACGCAGAGGGCAGCTGGAAGTTCATTCGCACCGCCGGCTTCGCCGGCCCAGCGATGCGCAAGGTTACGTGGGATCCACTGCAGCCACCACCGCGCTACGACGGTACGTGGGACGTGTGTTACGTCTCCGTCGCCAACTGGGACACCATGCGGAAGGTGTACGCGTGGCTCACCCAGACGGAGCACGACTTCGTCTCCATCGTGCTGGACTCGATCACCGAGCTTCAGCGTCGGCTCAAGACGAACATCGCGCCCGACGGCATCATCAAGGGATTCGACGGCTGGGGTGCGCTCCTCGTTCAGATGGACAACCTCATTCGCGGGTTTCGCGACTTGACCATCTCACCCGGTCCGGTTCGCTGCGTCGTGTTCGTCGCGGAGTCTCGCGAGGAGTCCGGCAAGTGGCGTCCGTACATGCAGGGTCAGATCAGCATCAGCTTGCCCTACTGGGTTGACGTGTGCGGCTACATCTTCCAGACGAGAGGCCCAGACGGGGACGGCAACCAGACCGTGAAGATCGTCAACCTCTTCGTCGGAACGCACCCACAGTTCGAGTCGGGCGAGCGGGTGCAGGGAGCACTACCCGACAACGTCGTGAGTCCCAACATCACGAAAATCATGAAGCAGATCTACCCACAGACGGAACTTTCGTCAGTCAAAGAGGAGAGTGCATGAGCGAGATCGACTGGTCAGCGCTTCAGGCCGAAGCGAAGACCGCGGGTCTGGTGCCCGACGGCGAGTACAATGTCATCGTCACCGAGGCGCTGGCGACGAAGTCGTCCAACGGTAAGCCGATGATCAAGGCCAAGCTGCGCATCACGGACGGCCCGCACGCGAAGAAGCCGCTGTACACGAACTTCACTATCTCGCCGGAGTCGGCGATGGCGCTGCGGATGTACTTCCTGCAGATGGCGGCCTTCGGTCTGGACTCTCAGTTCTTCGGCCAGAACCCGTCGCTGGAGGCCGTCGCGTCGAACTTGATGAACCGGTCTGTGACCGTCACCGTGACCACGACCGTGTACCAGGGGCAGGACCGCAATCAAGTGAACGGCGTCAAGCCTCTTCAGGGCAGCTCGCCGATGGCACCTGGAGTTGTTACTGGACCGCCGTCCGTCGGCTCTACTGGTGCCACTCCGACCGCCCCGCCAACGGCTGCGCCGTCTCCGCTGTCCGACGGTGTCGCCGCACCGGTCCAGTCAACCAGTGCTCCGTCGGCGCCGCCCACAACGCCGTTCTGAGGCGTGGCGGCCGAGGCCGGGTCTGTGTGAGGACGGACCCGGCCTCGCCTTATCCAAGTACTGAAGGAGAGACATGGGCAAGAACATCGGCTACGGAAAGCTAGGTCGCTCCATGCCGCTCACACTCGAAAAGTGTGGGAACTTGGGCGGAGACGTCGAATGCGTCGCAGTGGTGAAGGAACTTGCGCTGCGTCACTCGGACGACACGTTCTGGCTGATCGGCCGCAACACGGGCGAGGATCCGTCCGAGGTCGGACTGCCGGACAACGTAAGAAACCCGTGGCACAGCGACTGGAAGCGGCAGCTGGGCATCAGCGTCAACCTGCTGGGACTCAAGGGTGTTGTGCTGACGCCTGAGCGCCAGCTCGAACTCGCGAAGGCGTTCGACGAAATTACGTTCCCACTCTTCGACGAACTCGACGGCTTCGTCATGTGGATCGGCCAGCACGGCACCAGCAACACACCGATTCCGAAGGTCGACGACCCCACACAGCTGACGAAGCCTCAGGACTGGTGCGCGTGGTACAGTGGGTTCATGCTGCGTGGGATCAACCGCTGGCGTGACGTCGACCCGTGGAACCGCGAGGAGATCTGCCTCAACGCGGACGCGCGCAACCGTCACAAGATGCGCGACATGAAGTGGCCGCTGCGTCACCCCATCCTCGCACAGTTCAACGACGAGAAGCGGATCAAGCACCACCGCTACGGTGACTTCCGTGAGCCAGTCGTGCCCGGCTGGCCGCGTGAAGAGTGGACGCGGTACGCGAGACAGATCGAACCGCAGACGTGGATCTCCACTGTGCGCGACACGTACGCGCGGCTCGAGGTCAACGGACTTCGCCCAGGGACACCGTTCGGCGACCTCATCTCGTACGACATGAACTGGGATCGACCCGGTGACTTCGGTCTCTTCATCAACGAGGCACGCTCCATTGGTATCCGGCCCGAGCTGCAGCGTAAGAACATCATGGCTGAGTGGGTGATGCCACTCAATCCACACTTCGTCTGCGGTACGTGGAAGTCTCCGGAGTACGAGTGGATCAAGCCTGCACAGTGGGAGCGCTACTACCCGAATCTTCACAGCGTTAGGACGACACTCACCACGCCCAGCAGCGGTAGCGGCTGGGCAACGGCGAAGCCGTGGGAGGCGTTCGCTGCGGGCACTGTGTGCTTCTTTCACCCGGAGTACGACACGCAGAACAACATCCTCAGCGACGCGCCCGATCACCTGAAGAACTGGCTTCGCGTCAGCTCGGCCCGTGAGCTCGAGGCGCGCATCAAGCACTTAAGTACGCGGGCAGGTCACGGGGACTGGGTATGGTTGGTCGAGGCTCAGCGTAGTCACTTCGAGCTGGCACTGCAAGATCTCACATACATGCGGATGATCGAGGAGAGGCTCTACCCGTGAAGAAAGTTGCCATCGTCACAACGTGCATCTACGACGGTCCGCCAGTGTACGCGGACTGGGCGAGGGTGGGCGACCTCATCGTCGCCGGCGACCTCAACACGCCACCCGCGCTCATCTCATACCTCTCCGACATCGGAGCGCTGTACCTCACGCCCGAGCGACAGCGCGAGGAGAACGCGTGGTCGGAGCACGTCGGCTGGCAGAACATTCAGCGTCGCAACGCCGCCATCTGGTACGCGTACGCGTCAGACGAGTATGACTACATCCTCACCGTCGACGACGACAACTACCCACAGCCCGACGCGGAGCGCTACGTTGAGCGACACATCGCCAACATGAGTTTCGAGTACGGTCAGGCGGGCACACTCATCGGTGGTCGTAACGGGTACTTCAACACGGGTTCCCTGTGCGTCCCGGCGTTCTGGCAGCGTGGCACTCCGTACGGTATCAACGTCGAGCCGTGGGCGTACACGGTTGACGCGATGCCCGAGATCGTCGTATCCCAGTCGCAGATCCTGGGCGACCCGGACTGCGACGCGATCGATCGCATGTGCTACACTCCCAACGTCCTCTCAGTCGCAACGGACGCGATCATCAGCCCGGGTACGTACGCCGCGTTCAACACCCAGGGCACGATGTGGAAGCGCAACTGGGCTCCGGTGATGGCGGTGCTTCCGGGCATTGGTCGCTACGATGACATCTTCTCGTCGTTCATGTTCGCTCGCATGGGACTGACGTACAACACCACGTTTGCCGTCGGTGAGCCAGTGATGAAGCAGGATCGCAACGAGCACAACCTCGTGAAGGATCTTCGCGCGGAGGTGTGGGGACTGCGCAACACATTCGAGTTCTGCGATCGACTGTCGAAGGCTCAACTTGATTCGGGGTGGCCACTGTGGAAGTCCTACAGCGAGCTCGTGTTCGCGGTTCGCGATGTACTCCCACGCAGTACCATGTACTTCCTCGAGCAGTGGACGAACGACTGGCGCGCGATCTTCGAGAAGGAGAACCAGTGAAGGCAGCACTCGTAACGGGATCCGACGGCTTCGTCGGTCGGCACATGGTTCAGGCTCTCCGCAAGGATGACTGGAACGTCGTGGCGATCGACGCGGCGACGGGACACGATCTACGCACGTACGTCGCGCTGACTGAGCGCAAGTTCGATCTCATCGTTCACGCCGCCGCGCAAGCACCTCACCGCGCCGGCATCGACCAGCAGAAGGTGTCATTCCCGTACAACGTCGCGCTGGATGCGATCATGTTCGAGTGGGCGATGCGAACGAAGCAGCCACGCATGGTCTACCTCTCGTCGTCGGCCGTTTACCCAGCGGGCTTTCAGGGAAGCACAGCGTCTCGTAAGTTGACCGAGCACATGGTTGGACTGCACGCGAAGTCTAGCTGGCCAGCGGATGTCTACGGCTGGACAAAACTCACCGGAGAGCAGCTGGCCCAGCAGGCCAACACCACCGGTATGATCGTTCACGTCGTCCGACCGTTCTCCGGCTACGGCGAGGATCAGTCGCTGAACTTCCCGTTCCGGGCGTTCGTCGAGCGAGCTCTAAATCGCGAGAACCCATTCACCATCTGGGGTGACTCGTCGCAGGTTCGCGATTGGATCCACATCGACGACGTTGTGCAGGGTATCCTCCAGATCGTCGAGGACGACGTTCGCGTGCCCGTCAACCTGTGCACCGGCGTCGGCACGTCGATGTACCAACTCGCCATGAAGATGTGCGAGTACCTCGGCGCGACACCTGAGATCAAGGTCGACCGCGACGCCCCGCTGGGCGTGCACTACCGCGTAGGCGACCCCACTCGCTTTCACCGCCACTACGTTCCGCGCATCACCATCGACGAAGGAGTTCGCCGTGCTCTTCGAAAGTGACCGACTCGACGAGATGCTCGAACTGCAGGCGACTCTGCAGGATACGATTCTCGGATCCTCACCACGCGCACTGATGAGTAAAGCCCGCGCGGACTACGTTCGCACGATGGTGCTGGCTTTGGAGGACGAACTTCACGAGGCGCTCTTCGAAGTCAGCTGGAAGCCCTGGGCGAAGAGCGAGTTCTTCAACGAGGTGCGGTTCAAGGAAGAGCTCGTCGACGTCTGGCACTTCTTCATGAATTTGATGCTCGTCAGCGGTATGACCACGCACGAGCTCTTCGACGGCTACCTGAAGAAGCGAGCCGTCAACATCAAGCGACAAGACGAAGGCTACGACGGTGTGACGAACAAGTGCCCGCAGTGCCGCCGCGATCTCAGTGAGTCACCGCCGCGAGTCACCGCAGTGAGGACACCCGCTCCTCGAGAGGATCTTCACTGCGTCTGCGGTGCGTACCTGGGATCTCGTCCAATCGCGGTATAGAATCCAGTCTATGTATCGCGCAGTCGACTGCCAGGGTTTCGCCGGCGGTTTCACCCTGGGTATGGTGCAAGCCGGGTTTAAGTTGGTCGGGAAGCGCGAGATGAAGGGCGGATTCGGTGTCGCCAACTGCGAGGCGAATCGTCACTTACTGGGACATCAGTGGCGTGCGGAAGCCGTCGACCATGAGAGCTGGTCTCCAGTCGACGCGGATGTCGTTTTTGGGAACCCACCGTGCTCTGGCTTTAGCGTCATGTCGGCCCGCGACTTTCGCGGCGCCGACTCGAAGATCAACCACTGCATGTGGGCATTCGCCGACTACGCTGCAAAGGTGAAACCAAGTGTGGCCATTTTTGAGTCGGTTCAGAACGCGTTCACTTCAGCTGATGGGCACGCACTCATGCGTCTTCTACGTACGCGGCTTGAAGATCGGACCGGTGACCGCTACTCTCTGCACCATGTTCGGCACAACGCAATCGCCGTGGGTGGAGCGGCGATTCGTCGTCGGTACTTCTGGCTGGCGTCCCGTATTCCGTTTGGCGTTGAACGACCCGCTCTTCCCAAGTACCCTCGGTTCGCTGACGTAATATCGGATCTGGAGAGTCTGGCACCGACGTGGCAAGCCCAGCCGTATCGGCAACCTGCTACGTGGTGGTCGGAACCTCGTCGGTCCCCCACGGGAGCCGTAGACGGGCACGTGGGGTTGGACAACCCACTCACTCAGAGGATGCGCGATCTGATGCTCGGAGTTGAGTGGAAGGCGGGCATGGCGATTGGAGAGGTAGCACGTGCTTACTGGGATCGACACGGAAAGCTCCCCGACAGCTGGCGAGCCACCGAAGAAAAGGTTGTTAAGAACGACTTCTTCATGGGATTCACAACGCCTGTTAGGTGGGACGGAGACCGCTACGGTCGAGTCATTACGGGAGGTGGACTTCATAACGTTGTTCACCCTCGACTCGATCGTACTATCACCCACCGAGAGGCTGCTCGCATCCTCGGGTTTCCTGATGACTGGAAGATCCTTCCACTTCGAGGAGTCTCCGGACTCAACATGACGTGGGGTAAGGGCATCACGGTGGACTGCGGTCGGTGGATCGGTCGGTGGATCAAAGCATCACTGGACGGCAACCCGGGCAGTTACGGCGGCAAGGAGATCGGCGACCGGGAGTTCGACATTGACACAACCAACGACTACCCTAAGCAGTGATCTCCTGGTAGAGTAAAGCTGAACGCAACTTCAAGAGGAGGAACCAGCATGTCGGAAGAGACAGCCGCGAAGGCCGGTCGCGGTCGTCCGCGTCCCGACGCGACGATCGAGCGCGACAAGCGCGTCCTGGATCACCTGACCGCAGCGGGACCGCGCACGCGGCCGCAGCTGGTTGAGGAGCTCGGTATGGCGGGCAACGAGATCTACCTCTCGCTGTACCGGCTGAACCGCAACGACCCAGTGCTCGTGGCGAAGAAGGGCAAGGAGTGGACCGCCACCGGCGCGGGGAACCTCGACGCCCCGGTTGAGGCCGGGGAGCCCGCTACCGAGTAAGGGTGGCAACGCCCAACAGCAGCCCAGAGCACGGAGGCCAGTTGATCACAATTGGCCTCCGTGACCTGTACGATCAGCTGCAGATGGTTTCGTCCGGGTACACCAGCCTCTCCGCGAAGCTGGACACCGCACTCATCGCTCAGACGATGAGCCAGCAGTCGTTCGCACAGCAGCTCGCCGACATCAGGCACGACCAGACCGACCACGAGGCCAGGATCCGCGTTCAGGAAGCTCGCGTGTACATCACGCCCAAGGCGATGTGGACGGCGATCGGAGTTATCACAGGCATCATGGGAACGCTGTTCTCCATCCTGTGGGCCATACTGGCCAGTTCACGCTAAACTGTCAGCAACTTGACAGTAATTTGCTCCATTTTCCTCACACCACTACGACTGGAGGTTTGCACAGGATCTTGTTATGGGATATAATAGAACTAGGTGAACAGGTAACTTGACAACTCAATGAACGAATCGAACGAAGGGAACGAAGATGAACTCTCACACCTTGAACATCCCGGTGGAGTACATCGTCAAGGCTGCCAAGTCCGTCAAGAAGCTAGCCTACCTCATCGCCATCATCGGCGCGGTAACTAGCTTTGGGACCCAGGTCGAGCTCCTCGTGAGCTGGCACATCGAGAAGCCATTCGCTATCGGTATCGCCTCGACCGTCGACATCCTCGTCATCTGCGCCGCGATCGCCTTGCAAGTACCGGGCCTCCCGAGCCGGTGGCGGAAGGAGATCGGATCGATCATGACGGTCGGTCTCGTGGTCAGCATCACAGCTAACGTGATCGCTGGTTACGATGGTGGAGGGGTTGGGGGCGCCGCCGGCCACGCCTGGCCTGTGATTGCGTACATGGGTGCGGAGTTTATCGCGAACCGCTTGCGTACTTACGTAGCCATGGTCCTTGAAGCTCAGGCACAGCAGAAAGCTGAGTTTAAGGCGAGGATCGCCCAGCAAGAGGAACCGACTCCGGTGCACGCCACCGCGACCGTCCAGAAGGTGCAGACTCAGGCGATCGCGAGCAAGCCCACATCCGCAAAGTCGAAGATCCTCGAACTGGCCAGCGCCACTCCTCCGCTCAGCCCGGAGGAGATCGCTGATCGAGTCGGCACGAAACCCGGCTGGGTCAAGCACGTCATCAAGACTTCCGCCTGATCACCTAGGCTCCTCGGAGTCCGATCCCGCCCAGTCGCAAGCTGGGCGGTGGTCGAATCCCGAAGATCCAGTTGCACGGATCCTCGTTGTGGGATATAATAGAACTAGAACCGATCGAACGAAGGAGAACGAGTTGAAGAACAAGACCTGGCTGCTCGTGCTGGCCGTCATCCTGATCAACGTCGCACTGATCTGGCTGTTCGGAATGCCGACCTGGCTGCGAGCACACTGACTCCTCCGAGTCGGATCCCGCCCCTCCGGGGGCGGTGGTCCAATCCGGATGATCCGGTGAACGAAG